CTTTTTCTTTATCCATGTGATAATCTTTTTCTTTTTTATCATCATCATGAGCTCCTTTTTCTTCTTTATCGTCAGCATGCATATCTTTAGTTTCTTTATCATCTTCTTTTCTTTCCATATCTTCTTCCATGTCATGCTTACTAAATTTAATTGTTACTGAATTGTCATCTTCTTCAATTTTTTCTATGTGTCTTTTTTCTACTTTGTCATTCATATTTTTTTCCTCAACTTTTTTTTCTGGATGTCCTTCAGGTAATATATCAGTGTCATGTTTACCACCCTGGAACCTTCCAGTTTTTAAGGCAAATAAAAAAGAATTTAATCTTGCATAAGCCCATTGTTCAGGAGAGCTCACATTTGGTCTTACTGAACCTGGATTAGTTTTGTAAGCACCAATGCCTCTCTCAAAAACAGTAGTTGCTTTTGCAACTGTTATTCTTGTATTCCAAGCCTTCTTTAAATCTTTAACTTCCTCGTTGTGTTGGTCAACTTTATTTTTAATTCCTTTAGATACAGCTCCTGAAACTTCTCTATCTTTTTTGCCTTCTAATTTCTTAGTGAGCTCCAGGATAACATCTTTCATACCTTGAACTCCTAGATCTGGATTAACACTTAACCATTTCATCAATGCGACTACACCAGCTACATTTGATAAATTAGGTGATAATTTACCACCAATAAATTGAGATCCATCTTTTTCATGTCTAGCTGTCCAGGACTCTCTTTCTTTAATTTTATTTATAACTGTTTCAGAATAAGTTCCATTTTCAATATGATCTTCTAAAATTCTAAAAGATCTATTACCTTCAATATTGCCTCCAGCTCTCCAGATCTCTGGAGTTTGCTCTTTTACATTTTGAGCAAATTCTAATGGAAATCTTTCATATTGAGAATTTCTTAATGAAACTTTTTTATCATCACCTTTTTTTGGAAAATCAGTTGCCATTATCATCCTCTGGAGTTTCTAAGTTGTCCTGGCTTTTTTCTCCATAAGGTTCGTATGCAACACTGACCTCAAAATTATCTCTAAGATTTTTCTCAGCTTGTAATTGAGCATATAGATCTTCTGTATCTCTACCATAATTTTGTTGAACATCCTGAACACTGATTAAACCATTTTTTAAAAGTAATACATTTGCTTGAGCCTCTCTTTGTGGATCTATCCAACTAAAGCCTTTGCCAACAAATCTTACTCTTGTAAATTTATCAAATTTAGTCATTGGTAAATTTAATTTATTTTTCATAATAGCCATCTCTAACCATTTTAAATAAACTGGTTCTAATAAATGTTGAGACATGAATTTTTGCATATATTTATAATATTCTCTTGCCTCTAAAACTGATTGTCTTAATGATGAGTAGCTAACTCCTTCTAAGTCGTTAGCTAGCTCATTGTATGGAACATTTAATCCACTAGCTATTTGTCTTAGAATTGTTTTAACGAATGCCTCAAATTGTTGTGTAGGATGATTTGGATCAAATGTTTTAAAGTCAACTCCATTTGGTAATTGTTCAAATGTTCCAGGTTCAACATTCATTAATCTATCATTCTTACCAGTAGACTCTCCATCACCTGTATAACCCTCTCCATCTGGAGAAGTAAAAAATCCCATCTTGCTAGCTGATACTCTTGATGCAACTAATTCAGATTCTAAATATCCAGCTAATTGTTTTAGTTGAGTTATAACTGGAGCTAAGAATGGAACTCCTCTAGATTGATATGGTCTTTCCTGGATATAAATATGAATAATATTATCTGCTGGTATTCTTTTTGTTTCTCGTCTTAATGAATTAGAAAAATTATAATCATAAGGATGTTGAGTAAATACATGATATGCAACTGGTTTTCTGTTTGCATCCATTTCAACTCCCATTCTAATTTCATTACCATTTCCTAGTGTCTCGTTTTTTTCCTCATCTAAATAATCAATATCAATTACATTTAATGCAAATCCAAAATCATTTCTTGCATTAGGTAAAAGCTGGATAAGAACTTCTCCATCAATTGCTAAATTTTCTACAACTAATTTTTGAATATCTAAAAATGATGATCTGCCATCTGCTGAGCAATTTCCTTTTTTTGCCCAATCATTAAAGTTTCTTTCTATTTGAGTGTTAGCTACAAAATCTGGAGACTTGTCCTGGTCAATAACTTGAGATTGAAGTTTAATACCCATTGAACCAATAATATTTGTCTTTAATAAATTTACATATCTTTTTACATAAGCATTATTTCTGTGGAGATCTCTACATCTGTCTCTAAGTTTTCTGATTGAATATCTTATTTCTGAATCTGCACTTTGAGTTGAACCAACAAAATCATTTCTTAATCTGTCAATTAATGCACCTTCATATCTTCTTTTTGCAATTTTTTGTTTCTTAAATAATCTGTCGTACCAAGCCATAATTAAAATCCAACTAATATTCTATTGCCAGAGCCTTGTCCTGATTTAGCTCTTTCAATTCTTTTTTCTCTTAACACTTCTGCCTTATAATAATCTCTCCATTTTAATAATTCATCTGGTGACATTTTTGTTAAAGATCTATTATTAATAGAATAATTTGCAACATCACTATCTGCCTTACCTTGTAATAATGTTTCAATTTTGTCTAAAACAATTCTAGCATGTGATCTTACATCAGTTGAATTATCTGAAACTAAATCTTGTAAAACTTTTATAGTTCCTTCATCAACAGTTATTCTATTAGTTCCATCCTCAACTGTTAAAATAAAGGACCATTCTCCAACATGGTAATCTACAGTTGCAGATGCTAGAAATGTAAATAAATAATCATTACCATCATTGGTTGCTGTGATAGTTATAGTATCAACTTTATGATCAAAGCATCTTGCTTGAAATTTTGCTGTGTAAGTTGTGTTTGGATAATCTGTTCCAATGTCAGATCTTTTTACTTTTACTGTATCACCAGCTCTAATTGTTTCTGGAAAATCTGATAGTGGTTCTGTTAATATGTTCGCCATTTTTTTTATTTATCCCATGAATTTATAAAATTATTCCTTACAATTGTTTTTTGCTTTGGTCTAGTTTCATTTTTATTTTCTTCTTCATTTCTTTGTTTGTTTATATTAATTTCTATAGCCTTAAAATTTGGATTTAATCCCATAAAGCTAGCAAAAGCATAAACAAAACAGTCTAGAGCCTCATTATGTCTTTTTGTTCTCTCATAGACTCTAATTGGTGATCCTTGCCTAAAACGAGTTACTACCCTTTCTGAGATTAACTCAGCAAAATATTCTTGATCAAGTGTATTTGAAAATTTGATCAAGCCCTCCCTCCGAACTCTATTAAAGATCAAATCTTTAGCTGAATCTACACCAATCAGAAATAGTGGAATCCTGGCTGTGTTATTCATGCTTGGTCTTTTTGGAAAAATAGCTCTATCTCCACTAACTCCTTTAATGGCAAAAAATCTTCTTGTAAATCTATTTTTACAATAAGCATAAACTGATTGAGTAAAGTGTCCTCCGCTATCAATACAAGCTGAGGCAACTTTTATTCTTTTACCATCTCTCCTGGTGAATACCTGGTTCAGATGTTTATCCAAACTAAGCCACAACATGTTTGTGGATGGATCTCCATTTAAAACTTCATGATGTAATACATGAATTATTTCATTCTTATCAAATCCTAAATAACTGATATGGAGGGATGTGTCTTGCACATCCACTCCAGCAGTTATGATTAATACATCTTCTGGAACTGTGTCTTTATCAAAATCTTCTCTTTTAGATAATAAATCGTTTTCATCTAAGCTATCGCCTTTATCCTCCCATGTTTCTCCAAGAGATAAATTAACAAATGTTTTTAACTGATCTGGAAATTTCTTAGCCTCCAGGAAGGCAGTTGCCATTGTTGATAATCGGCTCCAGGATGAATAAAGTTCAGATATATGGAATCCAGCTACTCCATTAAATTCTCCAGTTGGTTCATAAACACCTTTACGAACTGCTCTCCATCTTTTTGGATCATTCCATAATGAACCACAATGCTCACAACAATATTCTGCTGTCTCAGGCTTGTCTTTATCCCATCTTACATGTTTCCATTTTAACATCTGATATTCTCCACAATCTGGACATGGTACTTTAAAAAATCTTTTATCAGATGACTCAAATGCATTATCAATTCTGCATGCACCTTTAATAGTTGGAGTTGAAACCATAATAACTTTACTATTCCAAAATGTTTGAGATCTCTTAATAGCTAGATTAACTGGATCACCTTCAGATCCAGCAGAGTGTGGGTATCTTGAAACTTCATCTAAAAGAATAATTCTTACTGGTCTTGAGGATAGGGAGCTGGAGCTGTTGGCTCCGCAGATTGTTAAATGTCCTCCTGTAAATCTTTTATGTAGAATAGAGTTATCTCCATCTTTAGATTTTGGATCTCCAAATAAATTCATTAGGATTGGATTATCTCTGATCATTGGAGCTATTCTGTCTTTTGATAATGCTTGAGCCATTTGGAGAGTTGGCATCACATATAATATTGGAGCTGGCTCATGAGCTATAAAATATAATAAGACATTTAGTAAGATCTCTGTTTTGCCAATCTGAGATGAGCATTTTAAAACCACTTGTTTAACTGTTGGATCATTAATGGCATCCATCATCTCTTTTTGATACCAGGCTCTTTCAACATAATACTTGCCTGGCTCTGAGCTCGCCTCAGCAGATAGGTATCTATATTTATTTGCGTACTGGCTTATACTCAATGGCTCTGATGGT